TTGTTGCCAGATGCACCGCCACAACAAGCAACGCCTATCTCAAAACCAAAGCCAATGTCTATCACAGACTTTGCTGGCATGCCAAAACCTGAACCAGCTGCTCCGCCTGTATCAGCGCGCCAAAAGCTTTCGAACAAACCATGGTTTATTGGTGACTCAATTGCTGGTGGTCAGCATGGTAATTATGGTGGCTCTGGATCTATTAAAGCAGACCAAGATGGATATACGTATGTCGGTGCAGGTCCTGACACAATTAAACATGTGATTGATGCAAAACTTGCTGATCCAAGACAATTAAAATCAATGAGAGAACGTGGTGTTGTGTTTTCTTCTGGTCTAACAAACGATCCAAAACAAACACAAAGTGCACTTGAACAAATCAAACAGTTAAGAGAGGCTGGTATACCTGTACGTGTTGTAGGTGTTCGTAACTCTGTTCCTGGATCTGAACAAATTAATCAACAGCTTCGCGAAGCAGCTGGACAAGGAAACTTTATTGATATCACCAAGATGAAGGGTGATAGAATACATCCTGCTATTCCGGAACTGCAGCGAGCAATTGAACAATCAAGAGATGTTGAACCAGCAGCAACCACGCCGGGAGCAGCTCCAACACCTGATGCTATTCCAAATAAGCCTATTGATCCAGCTGCAGCCAACTCACCTGATAAGCTTTTTTTCCAAACTGGTGGTGCATATTCTCGTCAACAAATCGATTCTATGATTGCACAGAACGGTTCGAATATTGTTATTGGCCAGAACCAGCTTGTTGATCAAGGATCATTAGCATATGCAAAATCTAAAGGAGCAAAAACACATTGGTATATGATTGGTTCAGGAGAACCGGCTAGTGGGTATTCTGGTAACGGTGTACAGTTTCCTTCTGATCAAAAAGAAATTGCAGCAAACATGCGTGAAATGGGCTTCACTTCTCGTTCACAGTGGGATAATGGTGGTTGGTTAGAGTGGCACAAGAAGAGATTGCTAGAAGCAAAGAAGGAAGGAAGACTGCCAGATTATGCAGAGTTCGACTCTATCAACAACGCAAATCCTGAACGCGTTGCTGATGTGTTTGCAGACTTTAGTAAATGGAGACGAGAGAATGGAATAACCACCCGTCTTGTTCCAAAGAATTTGGAAGCTCAGTATTTTCCTGTTATTGACAAGATGGTTAGAGAAGGAAAAATTGATAAAGATGCGCTTGCGCCATATCAAATTTTAGAAGAATATGCCAGCGGCGCACACGTTGCCGCGGCTACCCGTTGGGGAAACCAAAATGGTTTATCAACGTTCCAAACAACAAACACAATGCAGTATCAATCGCCTGCAGGTGGGTTTACCTTTAATAAAAATATTAGTACGCCGCAAAGTGGACTTCTACTACGACCACAAGCTGCACCAAACATCATGCCACCAACGACACCATCACCAACAAGGCCTCCTCCAGGTTTTGTGATGCCAGCTGGCCAACCAATTACAACAACAGTTCCTCCAGCACAAGCTGGTTTGTTAAAACAACAACAAGAGCAGCAGCAAGTTCAACAGCAGCAGCAAGTAAAAGAAGAAGAAAAGGAACAAGAGGTTGTTCCTAAGATTGTCGATCAATCAACATCAGCGGGCAAGGGCGGCGGCAAAATAGTAGGGGAGCCTGCACCTACTGCTGGCCCCCCTAAAATTGTTGCACCTTAATTTAGCAGGTTATCCCTGCTTGGCAAGTTTATTAAACAGTGCCATTGCTTCCTTGTCTTCATCAGAATCAGGTACATCATCAACAAAAGGCGAATCTTCCATTGGAAGTGAAGAGTTATCAATTGCCTTTGACGCTGATGGTGCAGATGCAGTCTGTGCATTTGAACCAACGCCAAGAACAAGATTCAATCTTGTCTTTAGCTGATCGTACGTCTTAAACATCTTGGTGTTCTCAGCATCGCTGAACGGTGCGAGCGGATAACATGCTAACCAGATACGTTCACATTCCTTGTTGTCGTCGCTAATTGGCTTGCACTTAGCAAATTTGCTCTTAGCATATGTGCGCATCTTCGTCTTGGTATCGATCGTTGCACGAAGAGTTAGATCTGCGCCTGCCCATGGATCGAATGGATCAAATGGCTCGCGCTTTACAACTTCCTCATCATCTTCATCTTCTGGTTCTGGCGGAACTGCTGCCTCTTGTAGAAGATCGAAGATCTGCTTGCCAAACTTGAACAAGAACACCTTGCCATCGTTGTCCGGCTTAGCAGGATCAGATACAACAAAAATGTTTGCGTAGTAGTTCAATTTACGCTTCTGTGCACGTGCACGATTCTTGTTAACTTCTAGTCCAGTATTCCACAGAGCACGATTAAGTTCTGCAACTGGATCTTCCTTGCCTACTGTTGCAAGAGAATTCTCGATATACCAAGCACCAGTTGGTCCTTGGAATGCGTGTGAGAATGTTTGAGCCCATTCGTTCTCTTCACCTTGTGGTGCAGGAAGGAATCGGATCACAGCTTTACCATTGCCAGCCTTGTCAACTGTCAATGTCCAAAATCGATTATCTTCGTATGAGCTTGTGTCGCCCTGAGGCTTGGTATTAGCAGCCATTTTCTCTGTAAGCTTCTTCAGAGAGTCGCCGCGTGTCTTCTTTAGTTCTGCGAAAGTGCTTGCCATATTACTATATTCCTTGTATTTGTTATATTTGACGTATTACGTATCGCTACGTATATCTATTTATACATCATCTATTGGTTATTATCAACAGTTTTAACTCGCTCTTTCCAACTATCTAGTACCAGCTTTCTATACTGTGCTGGATTAAATTCAATGAAAGGAGTATACTTATCAACACACATTGCAAATTTGTTGTACTGCTTATCAGTACAATGCTCTGCCCAATACGGTGATAATTCTAGAAGAGATATTAGGATGCAAGCGGTTTCTATCATCACTTGCTTTTGCTCGACAAGGCGAACTAATAATGGTAATTGATTTGTTGGGCTACAAACAAACAATGAATCGAAGTGATCTGGCATCTTTTGCAGATCTGCGTTAAACATATATGTTAATGATTGTGTTCGTTTTTGCCATTCTGCATACGGCTGTTGGCCTTCTGGCCCAACAATTTGTTTAATCCATCTAGATGGATCGTCGACCATGTTAGCAATCAACAAGCCCTTTGGATCTTTGTGCTTTGCTAGCTTTGAAAGCCAATATACTGCTGGCTTTGGAATGCCAGGCTTAAAACTCAGTTTACCGTTGTATTTAAAATAATCGTAATGTTTGGAATTGAAGTGTTTACTTAGCGAATAATATAATTGTGCCGCATCATTTATTGACATGCTCAAGTTGCTTACCATTGCTGCTAACAGATGTATATGTGGTATTTTGAAACTGACAAGCGCGTGTGACGCAGTTAGCTATCTGATCGATCTTCTTGGTGAACATCAACAGCTTTTGATCAATTCTGTCTAGTCGACTTGTTTTTGTTGTCATATTGGCAGCCTTGCTTGCGGTTGTAAAAAATGTAACTGCTCGGCTTCGCGCCGGACGGATTCAATAATCCTAGCGTTTGTTTTTAGAGCGGCTGCAGCAACATCTTCTTCAATTTTGTTTTGCTGACAAAACTCGAGGATCGTTTGAATATATCCTCCGGTTCCCTCTCTATGCTTATCGATAAATGTGACAAGCTGATGTTGTAATGAAAGTTGTGATGTAATTGTGTCAATTGTTAGTTGTTGTTCGGACGGTAATGGAATCATATTATTTGGTCTCTAGCGTTATTGTTTGCTCGGGTTGAACATCAATGAACATGTTAGGCAACTGATATGAATCAATCAACCGACCTGTTCGCGAATATATTTTTACAACAACAGCTTTCATATCAGCAGGTACTTTCCATGCGATCGGATCTGATTGTTGATCTGTATTACAAAGATCATAATGCAAAAATCTTCGTTTGACAACAGGTAAATTGATTGTTGGCGTATTAATATTTTGCTTTGTTTCTGCTTGAAGAGCAGCTACTATTCGATCCATTTCCATTATTCGGGATAACCCTAGATAACCACCAAACATGATGATTACAATCAACACAGCAATCAAATAGTTTTGTGCTGTTGATATCATATTGGCAGAACCTGACCGATCTTATACGCTTCCACTCTCTTCATCGCCTCGATCATCATATCGCGCTGTTTCTCAGATAGAGTTTTTAGTACCGTATCCAAAGAAACACCAACCGCGTTGGCTACAGTAGTTGCATATGCCATCGAATCGTTGTTATCTTCTGGTGGTGCATACTTATGGATTGCATCATGGATTGATAGATTAACGTATGGACGTTCTCCGGAGAACAACAACCGCTTCATTGCATTGTGACCAGTTCTATAATCCGGGAACACAACAAGAGTTGCATGGCCATATCCAACGGCACCACAACTCTGTGCAAAAGGTCCGTTCTTTAGGTTACCTGGGTTGTTGTATCTCCAGGCAATTGTTCCGCCTGTACGTTTAACTTTTCGGTGATTAGAAAGATTAACAATAATCCAGCCGGAGCCAAACTTATCAACAGAAACAATATAAGGATCATCATTTTCCGGCTGAAAGATAGGTTTGGTGGAAGCAAGGTCACCGACTTTTGTTGCTGCTGGTTTCGTTTTTGCTTTTGGTGCTGGTGGAGCATCATCCGATGTTTGATCCTGTTCAACTACTTTTTGCGTTGATGTTGATGGTTGCATAAGATCTGCAGGCGGCTTAATAACCACACTTGGATCGATCTTTCCGCGCCCAACAGGCTCAAAGTCAAACTTCTTTGCCATAATTAACCCTTCTCTTTATAAACTTGTTCTGTTGTATATTTTTCTGTTCGACCAAGCTGGAATATCTCCAACTGTTCAATTGCCTTTGCAACTTCTTTTCTGGTGTCGGCACCCATTGAGCTCATGATTGTCGAAGGCTTTATTCCTGGAACAAGCTTGACCAGCTCTGATGTGTATTCATCAGCATATTTAGAGGGGACGAATTTTTGCATTGCAGATTGAAGTGGCAAGTGGTTGTATTGCATCTCAGGACGCTCAAACAACATTGCAATCAAAGCTCTTTGACCGTGTGCATATGATGGGAAGATTGCAAGGCCATTATCAACACCAATCGCGCCATATGCCTTGGTAAATTGATTGGAGACTATTTGCCCTGGATTATTCAAACGCCATGATCGCGATCCGCCAGTTCTTTTTTCAACGGACAAATCTGTCATTAGGTATGATGTGTAGTATTTCTTTGAACCGATTATAGACTGCGCTACAACTGGTGCAATCCGAACAGGCTTCTTTTCGCGAACGATTGGCTTTACTGGCTGCTTGTCAATTTGATCAGCAATTTCGTTCTCTTCTATTTTTTTGGTAGAAGGTTCGGCAACCACAGGTTGCTCTGGCTCGTCTGTTGGCACTGTGTGTGGTCTAGCAATTTGATTTTGCTGATGGACCTTTGAGTATGTAATAGCACCAGCAGATAGCATCATCACAATAGAAAGCACAATTAGGATCAATTGAAAGATCTGTACACCTTTACTTTCAGGTGCAATCAACAAAGGCTTTGCTGCTGAGTTTGCTTGTGCAATTACTTGTGTTACGGTTGTTGTTCTTTTAATTACTGGAGGTGGCGCCGGAACCTGATTCAGGCCCTCAACTAGTACTGCTGGTGCAACAGTGACCACTGGTTGTTCCATCTTTACCTCAGGTGGTTGTTCAACAACAGCAGCTAGTGGTGGCGGAAGCGGTGGTGGTGTTGGTGCAACAATCTTAGGTGATTCAATTGTTGGTGGAACCGGAGGAGCAACTGGTGGTTGCTCGACCGTTTCGATCATTGGGTCTTTAATTCGAACAGATATTGGGCCCGCTGATGATGTTGTTGTCATATTTAAATTCCTACTTACAAATCAAAAAATTATGGGCTACTTGAGCAGTGAATTGTTCCATCTTTATCTGTATGGCACCCTGTACGAGCACCTGAGTCATATTGCCAATCAGGATGAGACTGAGGCTGTGATGGAGCAGAAGGGGTTGATTCAAATTTTGGAAGTGATGGTAGACTGTCTGTGATAGTATCTAGCCAAGACTTTTTATCTTCCTTTGGCTTGCTTAGTGGCTTTTGTTCCGGTAGTGTTGGCGCGTCAGCAGCTGGAATTTCAATAGGCTTTGCTTTTGAACGACCAAACCAATCAAACCAACCTTTCTCTGCCGGCACTTCAACCTTCTTTGCCTTCTTCATCTCATCATCTGGCAAAGGGAAAATGTATGGAACGTCATTATTGTCAACTGGAACTGAGATTGTTTGTTTAACTTGTTCCATTGGAGAATACTTGTGCTTTGCCCAACTTCCAAGCTGAGCAACTCCAGCGATCATTGCGATAACAATCAAAGCAGCGATGACAAATGTCTTGCTGTTAAATGTTGGCATATGAGGGATTCCTATATTGTGGATTATAGGACTATTTATAATCAGACGGAAAACAGAAACAGGGCAGCTTTCGCCACCCTGTTGCCATCCGTGTTGGGTTATAAGGTACGGAACCCCAGAGGTTACGCCGCTAGGCGCATTTCCTCAACGCTATTATCGTTTGCGTTTATAGGCTTGGACTAATTGGCGGTCGTTCCTTACCGGCTATCTCCACTGACCCTTCGTCCCCTGTCGATCCTGTTTCATCCCCCGAACTTCGAAAGTTATAATGTTGGCTTTGATATGAACGTACGTTGTGGCACGTTGCACATAAAACTTGACATTTCGAAAGCTCTAATTTGATTCTATCTTTTTTCCATAATGGATTAAACGATAAAGATCGTTTGTTACGATCTTTTGTCAGAGGGTCTTTGTGATCTAACACTAAACCTGCGTGATGCAAATTATAACCACACTCACAACACCCTTTTCGTTTTTTCCATCGCGCAATTAACGTTTTATGAAAGCCAGAACGTTTTTTATTCCAACGTCTTTTATGATCAGTTCTGTCAAACACAAAATGAAACCTAATATTGGTGGAGATGTGGGCTTCGCAGCCCAGTCCAGAAGAACTATCTTTCTGCTTCATCGATAGCGTAATTATTTATGATTTTACGTCTGCAACCCCTTCTTGTTGAAACAGTTTGCGAGTACGTATCTCTAGATTAACCATATGATCATATTGAGGTTGGTTTAGCTTATTATACTCTGCTGAATCAATCATCCGTACAGATGTAATTTTATCAACTACGTATGATGTTGGCCCAGATGGTGAATCGATTGTAACTTCTCCAGCTGTGTCGTTTTTCCACGATGGGATTCCGATCACATCCTTGATCTTTTTATATTGTGCTTCTGCTTGTTCTTGATCATCAAACAATACTGTTGATATATGGCCAGAAAGCAATAGTGTTTCCACTCTATACGTCATTTTTATGTCATCCTATTAGTTAAATTTATACACATACACGCCAGCACCTTCTGCTAGCTTTACCATTCCTGCTGTTCCTTTACCGCCAGCAAATGCAACAACTGCATCTGGCTTAAAGTCTTCAAGCATTTGTTTGTTGCGAATTGGTCCTGCTGCCTTACCGTGCTTAAACCAATTTGCCTTAAATATTTTACGTGGAATAGAATTAACAAACCCCCAACTCTCAGCAATTGCATCAGCGCCCAATGCATCACCTGTCGCGAGCTCTGTTACGACGTATCGATGGTGTATTGCACCGAGAACTAAATCCACCAACACATGATCAGTAAATGCTCGGCCGCCACAAACGATTATTTTCATTCTGTATCCTCAGGAAGATTTGGCGGTTGAACTGGCATGACACCATGCTCTTCGCCGACGCCAGCACATGAAGGACAGCGTGTGTCATCAGCTAATTCGCCGTGCCCTTTACAAGACGCGCACTTTTGACCAGTCCAGCCATATAAGATGCCATCACTAACGTATTCACCACCCTTTAATTGATAGCGTGGGTGCTGCTCTTTTTGAACAGCAGCAATCAGGTTAGACAACCTTTGCTTTGGTGTTTGTTCACCATTCCACGATACACCACTAACTACATCGTTCCATGGATTACCTAAAGCAGCCGCAACAAACAAAAGCAATTGGCGTTCCGCATCTGTCACTTTAAGCTCCCATCATATAGAACACTGTGATAGCGAACGATACCCAACAGCGTATGGTTGATTGAAATTCCATATATCGATTTGATAGCATATTGCTTAAATGTAGTTGGGGACGCCGAACCGAGTAAGGTAAGTGACCAATTTGATATCACGATAGTTGTGCTTACGTTCGGCCGTCCCCAATACAATTGTATTCTCAAAAGTCACCTGGCTCAACATGAAGACATCTGACACCATTGTCACGCCACATTTGTACAACACGAGCGCGATCTTCAAACACCATAAATGGCTCACCATGGACCTCGCGAATCAGCTTAAGCGTTTCCGCCTTGACGATTGTATCCTCGCGATAGTCATCGTCTGCTCTCATGTATAATGCAGTATACATCGATCTGTTAATTCCAGCAACGTTAGAAAACCACCACTCGGTGTCCGCACGTTCACTTTCTGTTCGAGCTGTGACAAAAAGGATCTTGTGTCCTTCCTTGGCAAACAGCTTTAGCAGAAACAGGATATCATCATGCGTTCCGTCGGCGCGAGTTCCCTTGCGAAACGAAACCCAGTCTCTTGGTTGTTGCTTAAGATGATGCTGCCGCCACTCACAATTAGCGACAGTACCATCAATATCGAAGATAAAGATCTTTGGCTCATTCATGCGCATACTCTTCAGGGTTAAATGGTTTTATATGATAATCGCCAAGCACATCTCTAATAACATGTTTCCACTCAAGAGCCTTTGGCTGTGTTAACTTATCTAATGGGTGATTAGGGCGCGCGGCAGCATAACAGATTTCTTTTACGATATCTGGTTGACCAATAACAAGTGATTTAATCGACCAATAATTATTGTGGTGCTTGCGATCTTTGTCGACAAACATTATTGCGTCATACAACTTTTCATATGCTACCACTATGTCTTTGTCAGCAAGCACAATAAACAATCTTGTTTTCATAATTCACCTATTGGGATATTGTTAGTAGTTGACAATAATTTAGATCAGGGGATAATTAACTGCCGTTACAGACATGATATGATTATTGTTCGCGCTCATGATGATAATGCAGATCAAATAGTTGTGCAAATATAGATTTAGGCCCGTACGTACTAAAACGACGGGCCCTAGCACTTCCTTTATAGTCCCAAATACCACAATCATAGGTATTTCCTTGATCGTCTAGTACTTCAAACCCCCATGAAGCAGTTACCTTCTCAGGATCATCACTAATGTTGGGCTCAAAGCCAACGATAGATGTGATCTGATCAACATTTAGTCCCGCAAGACCACCTGTGCGGTACAATCCTGCTTTATTGATTGGTGTAATATTCACTGTTTTTCTCTCCAATGAGTTGGTCGGTAATAGACGTATGAAGAACCATCTGGAACAAACCACAGGGTCCTGCTAAGCTTAAGCAATTGCACATTACGGATGCCATCTTTATCTTCAACTTTAGTTTCGACAACCTGACCTGATTTAGGCAATCGGTCGATCGTTCTAATCCATTGCATTTATTTAGATTCCTCTGGCTCAACGTTAACAGACCAATTAACTGGGCAGCTAGCTATAGGTTGCTCAGTGGCATCCTTTACGATAGCAAGCATCACCGGCCGATTTTGATTCGGCACGGTGATGAAAGTAATGTTAGCGGAAACGCCTTCCGGAATTTTTGTTGCATAAACATACATGCTCAGCGCCCTTTTGTTGCCAAGCGCGAAGCGACTCGCGTGATTGTTGCAAGCTGTTCATTAGACCACTTTGCAGCGGCCTTGTTTTGCTCTTCGCGAATCGTTTGCGCTCGATCTGCTTGAGCTTCCATTTCTTGCATCATAAGCTCAGAGTGATCAATATGCAACAGGCTATCATCTGCCTGAACATTGCGTTCGTGTTCAGCACGCAAACGCTCTGATTCAGCGACAGGATCTTCCATACGATTTTGATTTGCAGCCTTGGCATGTGCTTCGGCCAGAAGCTGCTTCCAATAGATCGCGATCCGCATCCCGCCCTTTTTCATCGGAACGCGCCAATAGGCGACCTGCTTGGGTGATAGATAGCCCTTAGCAGTGTACTGCTCGGCCATCGAAGTGCCCATTCGTGCATGGCACGGACGGAATCCACGCATGTTATGAACACGCGTAGCTTGAGCATACTGCTCTTCAGTTGTCTGCCGCTGATTGAGAACAACAAGAGCGCGGCAGACCGCCTTGTCATTGGTCTTTAGTAGCTCAACGATATCAGAACCAGTAAGGCTGGTCACATCAAGCCCTTTCCTATCAACGTAAGATCATCATCTGTTGTTTTGGTAAAAAAGGCAACAGCAAAAACACCGGCCAAGCCAAATTTATTGGCATTGAAATCAGTGGGAAAAATATCTAAGTAAATCAAGGAGTAAAAATTCAAATTTAACGCAGTCAGCATCGCATCTTTGCTGCTCTGCTCGATCAGATCCGGGATTTCACGTCCCACCTACTGAAAACACAGGATAAAAAATCCAATGAATTCACAGTGGTTTGTGGTCAAACGCGCTAGGATCTAAATACTGTCTGGTAGCAATCCAACCACATATAGCAATATTGCTATATGACAATCTATAGAACATATAGAAAGATCTCTATATGAGGGTATAGCTAGATAGGGATATAGCAATATGGCCAATGACAATCTTCCATGGATGGAGTCAGCGATCAGTCTGATCGGCACAGATGAGTTTTCAGGTGGCGCGAATAATCCAAAAATTCTTGCATGGGCACGTTACGTTGACCTGCAGAGAGATTACAATGCAGACTCGATTCCTTGGTGTGGTCTGTTTGTTGCATACAACGTTGCACAGGCAGGAATGGAACCTGTTGACCAGCCTCTGTGGGCGCGCAATTGGGCTAAGTTTGGTACCAAGCTTGAGCAGGGTGCATATGGCGCGATCTTGGTGTTTGTCCGAGATGGTGGCGGCCATGTTGGCTTCTATGTTTCAGAAGACTCGTCAACCTATCATGTGCTCGGTGGCAACCAATCTGACAGCGTCAATATAACAAGAGTGGCCAAGGACCGCTGTATAGCAATCCGTTGGCCACCTGGTATGCTCGGTCGTCTAAAGAAGGGCCGTATCGTTAAAAATTTTACTGGTCGTATTTCAACCAACGAAGCTTAATCTGTTTCCCAAGGAAACACAACCCATTGATCATCATCAACCATTCGAGGTGCAAATGTCTTGTCTTTGGTTGCTTGCTTGTTAACCAATGTGACATAGCGTGCATTGGGAATATACGGGCTGATGATATCAAACGTTTTACCAGAGTCACAAATATCATCAACAACAACAATGCTGTTTGTCAGCCAGTTTGGCCAACTACGAACTGTTGTGATAATTTGGTTACGATCGACCTCTATCCCATGTCGTGTTGATGCTTGCAATGATGTTACTGGTACAGGGTACCCACAACACAATTGATACGACAACATCGTGGCGGGAATTAGTCCGCCACGAGCGACGCCAACGATTAATGTTGGCGCCGCCGACGTTGCTGTTGGCTGAATATGATTAGCAAGATCGATTACCAGCTCTTCAATGTCTTGCCAGCTAAGATATAATTTGTTCATCGTTTTAGGCTCTTTTGTTGCAGCTCGTAAGCCGCGATTAGATAGTTAATAATCAACATCGTTTCATCGAATTTGGGATGATTGATATTCCAATGTTGAAAAGCTTGCGCAACTGTAAAGTAGCGACATCCTGCAATAATCATTGGAACGTTGTTGATATCAGGAACCATGATAAAATCATAAGCATCAGAACGAGATGCACGAACAGGTGTACGTACTATCACAGCATTACCATATACCCGAGCATTACCAAATATCTGAGCATTACCATGTACATAAGCATTACCATGTACATAAGCATTACCATATACCCAAGCATTACCATCTACCCGAGCATTACCATATACCCAAGCATTACCATATACATGAGCATTACCATATACATGAGCAGTATCTGATACCCGAGCATTACCATATACATGAGCAGTATCTGATACATGAGCAGTATCTGATACATGAGCAGTATCTGATACCCATCCACCGCCATTCGAATGGCGGTGGGCAGCAACAGGACCTTTTCCATCGTTAAAGTCAAACGTTGTACCAGTCATCATAGTCTCCATCATTAAGCAGTTGCGTAGCTTTTTGCGCGGTTCAGAGCAAGAACCTTCCGGCCCTTGTTAACGCCGTACCACGAAGACTGCAGGCGCGTATCAGCAGTGTGACCGAGCTCATGGTCGATTGCAAACGTCACTGCGTTGAAAGCATTCCACCACGTGCCAGGTGCAATGTCAGCACCTGGTGATGTCTCAACCAGTTCCAATACCCGGGTTGCAGGACGAGACAATTCGTTCTTGTTGTCTTCGTTCTTTGACATGTTCGGGAAGATCGACTTGATGTAGTTGCGAACCTTCGCCTTGGTGTACTGCTTGGAAGCAAGGAACTCGGCGAGTTCGCTGTACTGTTCCATCTTCATCTCAGCAAGACCAAGAACCTGGCGAGCATGATCAGGATCGAACTTCTGGCGATGGTTAAGACGAACAACGCCTTCTTCGTTCTGATTGTGCAGAGCAAGCGTCAGAGTGTTGTTGCACACAACACGAATCGGCGTGAAACGAATGTCAAGCGCTCGTCCATATTCGTGCGGATTGGTGAACAGAAGATACGATTCAACCTCATCGCGCTTCTTGCCGTGCTTGATCGTAAACCCGTCTTCCAGCTTGGCGAGCACCCAAACCACTCGCCCTTCTTTCAGCGAACCAGCAGTGTGCATCTTCATCTTGCCAGCTTCGACGTAGTGGCGGAAGAAGTCGAACGCTTCGTCGTTCTGCACTTCGTTCCAGTGCTCAGAAACCATTGATAGCACCTTGTTGTCCGATTGACGAACCAGCGCCATCTTGGTATCTGGAACTTCAACGAACACGCCATTGGCAAAGAAGCCAAGCTTGTTCTTTCGCACCTTCCAATTGGTGCCAGATGCGATCTGCATCTGTTCGGTCGTCAGGTCGTCTGATACTCGTTCACCAAGGCCATGCCAAGGTGTTTGACCAGCCCAAGCCATCGTTTCCATCAAGTGTGCCATAGTCGTTCTGTCCTTTTGTATGCATCTGATTTTTAGATCATAGCGTATTTGTCAAAAAAACACAACAGCAAAGATCGCCCACCTTACTCTTTATCCTTTGACTGGCGCTAGCATTCGCTCATCAAACTTGTAATCGTGCTGCAGGCCATCTCTATTAATATAAGTTGCGTGCACAAAGATAATCTCATCTTTGTTGTATGCTCGATTAACCCAATTAACAGTCATTAGTGTGTTAACATTAAAGTCAGACTTTAGGCGAACAACATCACCTGTTTTAAACATCGATTTGGGTAAATGTATATGGTGATCCTCATAATTGCTCAATTGTGGTCCTTTCTACAAAGAACGGCCTGCAGGTCGCCCCGCAAGCCGTGTTGGTAGTTCAGATTGTTCACGCTGCGATTTCGGTCTGCTCGACTGCATCCGGCGTTTGATCAAGTGCAGGCTGGCCACGAGTAGACAGCTCAGCTCCCTTCTTTGCCTTACGAGACTCACGTCGCTTGGCGTTCTTTGCCTCACGCTTTGCAGCCTCAGCAGCCTTCGCTTCCTTCTTGGAAACCTTCGGCGCAGTCTTGCCGGTCAGGCGACCCTTGATCGTGTAGTAATAGGTCGACGCAGCAGGCTGAGACATCTGCAGCTGGTCCATCAGATCAGTGATCGCGATCTTCGCGCGATCCTTATTTTCGAGCGCGGTAGCAACGATCTTCGTTGCGCGGGCCATCTTCGATTCAATCTTGGCGTTCGTGTCGGTCATGGTATACTCTCCAAAGTTCACAGTTCGGTTTCTCGTCAGAGCAGTTCTGTCTGCCTGACCACTTTTAGATCATCCCCTAGGTCGAATAAAAAGACAACGGGGTAAACTACAAAGTTACAACAATTTTTCAACGCGTTGAAATACCTGGAGAAAATCTTCTTTCGTCAGCTGGATTGCAACGCTTTCTGCACCAACATCGTATACGTGGATGATCCAGCGGTCATCTAACTTGCTGATTTCCAACGTTTTTTGGCCGACATCAACTGTGACTGTGTCGGCGTATGTGTCAATCAGTTTCGCTTTTTCCACTGTCATTTCAACGGTCCTCACCCAAATTTGTCACCGTAAGCAGATCATCGCCCCAAACAGAAAAAAGGTCAACAGCTAAGTTGACCTTGAATCCGTTAGATAAATTTTACTGCGATTTCAATTACTTACGCTTATCCATCTGTTTTATCGGACCTTTTCCTTCCAGCCAAAGTTCAAGTTCTTCGGCTGTAAACCAACCATATTGGTTTTGGCTTTGATTACAAGGATTCAACCAATATACAACTCGCCATTGACCGTATTGGTAGTTTTATAGATAGTGTAGTAAATTGGATGCTCCGTGAATTTATCGATAAGTCTGATTGTTGTTGCTTATTTATAAATTCACGGAGCGCATGAGGAGGGTAACGGAGTCGAACCATCGATCCAATCGAACCGGCCGGGTTTTCAAGACCCGTTACGCACCAACGCGTGCTACCCTCCATAACTCAAACGTATTTAGTCAATT